CGGATGGGACCGCACGCCGCCCGCCCACTCCGGTTCGTGGATATGCAGGATCGCCTCGGCCGGCAGGTCGCGCCCCTTGCCGCTGTCCTCCAGCACCCGGTAGAAGATCGGCGCGCCCCAGGCATCGAGTCCGACACCGTCGAGGGTTTCCGTTGAACCGAAGCGGTCGCCGATCCGGTGGCTCTCGATCAACTGGATGCGCGGTTCGCCGGTCGCATCGCGGGTCTTGTGGACGAAATACTCGCCGTCGATGTCCATGCCGCGGCAGACGAGCGCCTGGCATTCCTCGAACGAGAAGCGTCTGGTCACCTCGCAGCGAGCCGACCACAGGGCGAAGTAGGCTTCGGCGTTGCGGTTCCATGCCGGGTCGGGCGACTGGGCCTGGACTCGGATGCCGTCGCCGGTCGAGTAGATCGCCATGTTGGCGACCAGCTCGCGCATGAAGCCGCTGTTTTTGTGGAGGTAGCGCGACTTGCGAACCAGCTCGCTGCGGACGCCGGGCGTGAGTTCGTTGCGGGCATCGGTGGGCGAGGCCCCCGGCACCGAACCGCGGCGCGGCGACCAGTTGGCCGACTCGAAGGAGGAGCCCCACGCCTTCGGTAGAAGGACGGGCGGCAGCCAACGCATGGCGATCTGTTTGAAGCCGTTCATTTCGCGAGGTAGCCGGAGATGAAGGAAACCGCGCCGGACTTCGGGCGGCCGTAGGTGGCGGGATCCAGCACCCGGAGTGCATGGCCGCATTCCTCAAGCACCTGATCGACGGGCATCGTGAACTGCTTGGAAACCGAGGTGTCTGCGTCGTTCCAGTTCATGATGGTCTTGCCCTCCAGCAGGAGGGACTTCGCCTGTTGCTGGATCGCCAGCACCTCGGTGACGGTGAATCCGGTGATGAATAGTCCGCGAGCCATGCCTGGCCGCGGGTGTCAACGGGAGCGCCAGGTGGCATTGCTGCCGCGGGTGTCGATGTGGACGAACCCGGACGACGGGTAGAGGCCGAGGCCGCCGGTGAACTTGCCCGACTTCCGCCATTCGAGCAGCCGCTCGTAGACCTGCCGGGGGCTCACGCCGTCGAAGGCGATGTCCAGCGCGTTGAACTCCAGGTGCTGGCTGTGGGTGGCACCTCCAACGGCCCGGTTGTAGTCCGGTGAACGGTAGGAACTGAGGATGCGGCAAGGCTTGCCGAAGGACGCACGGAGGTCATCGACGATCCGGAGCGTCGGAAGGATGTTCTTCCACAGCCGCTTCGGGGGCTGGCTGTTCTTCACGCCGCTTCGCTGCGCTGCGAAGTAGGATTCGAACTCACCCGCGCCGAAGTGCTTGATGCCTTGGGAATCGAACCAGTCTTTGAAGGTGCTCATGGCTTACTTCGAGGTGCGGGGTTCGACGACGAGTCCGATACGGCCGTCGGGGTGGACACGGAGACGGCCGTCCTTGCTGATGAACTCGCCCTGGATGGCGGGCGGGTTGGCGCAGGAGGCCAGGAGCAAGGCGATGGCGAGAAAGCTCAGAGTTTTCATGGCTCCTCCTCCGGGGTGTCAACCGGGGTGGATGCCTCGCGGCCGACGATCTTGAGCATCGTGGCCGCGGCGACCTGCATGGCCTCTGAGTCGAACAGGTGATTTGGTCGTGAGCCGATCCGCTCCCACAGCCACTTGCCGTTCTTCTTGATCCGGTGCTCGCTTTCCATCTGGGCGAGGTAGTCCTCGTCGATGTCGTCGGGCACCTCCCAAACCGGGCCGTCGTCCGGGTTCTGGTTCCGGCGCAGGCGGGCCAGGGTGTCCTTGATGTTGAGGTTCGACCAATAGAACACCGAGCAGGACTGCCCGCGGCCGAGCACCACCTTGCGGCGCGGCGAGTAGAAGCGCTCGATGGACTTCCGGCCCTTGACCTTGTGGGTGAAGGTCGCGCGCTTGTCGCCCATCAGGGCCGTCCAGCCGTGGGCCGCGCATTCGCGGTAGACGTCGTAGGTGGCATACCGAGCGTCGATGAACACCAGGTTCGGGTGGATGCCGAAGCGTTCCTGGACGGATTGGACGTCGGTGAAGGTCAGGACGCGCTCGTTCCAGATCAGGCGGCTGGAGCCGTCCTCCGCCCAGGCACGGACTACGAGGAAGAGGTGGTCGAGTTGGCAGTCGACCGTGAGGATCCGCAGCGGACAGGCACAGGGTTCGCCGGCCGGAACCAGACGTCCTTGGGCATCGACACCGGCCTCGCCGTCCCAAGTTTCGCCCTTGAGGTAGCCGCCCGGGACGATGTCGAGTTTGTAGTCCTCCAGGTATTCGCGCCAGGCGATGGCGAGGCGCTTCTGGTAGAACTGCTGGATCAGGCTCAGGTCGCCCTTGCGAGCGGCGGCCTTGGCCCGGAGATACAGCTCTGCCAAGCGGCCCCAGCTCATCGCGCAGAGGGCGTTCCAGTGGAACCCGGCGTTTTCCTTCGGAGCGTTCTGGTTGGTGACGGTGTAGCGGCCGGTGAGGTTCAGTTCGCGGCGCGTTCGGTCGCTGTCCTCGAAGTAGTGGTTGCACGACGCACAGCGCATTGAGGTGGTGTCTCGCACCTTCTGGAAATCCCAGTCGCCGGATTCGTCGCGGGCGTCCTTGCTCCACTCGACCTGCTCCCACTTGAACGGTTGGCGCTGGTGGCAATGCGGACACGCGAAGGTCCACTCGCGCATGTCGGTGGTCTCGTGCTTGCGGTGGGTGTCGTCGTCCTCCTCGCCCCCCTGGGACATGAACAGGCACTTACCGAGCCACCCGAAAGCGGTGACGCGGGCTTCGGCTTCGGCCATGTGGCCTGTCGGCCAGCGCCATGTTTCGTCCCCAATGAGCCATCGGATCGAACGCCTCTGGAGGTTGGTTTTGTTGTGCGCCCCCAGCACCCACAGCGTCATCCCGTTGTTGAAATGGACCGTCGCGAGGCGCTTCTTGTGGCGGTTTGCCGGATAGAGCGCTCGCACCGGCGGGCACTCGTCGAAGAGTTTCTGGAGCCGACTTTCGCTCTGGTCCTTGGCGTCGTCGTCGGTCTGGTCGAGCCAGAGCGTCGGGCCGGGATGGTTGGCGATGATGTGGGCCAGGCCGAGTTCACCGACGCTGGTCTTGCCGCTCTGGATCGCGGCGATGATCGAGACGATGCGGATCTTCGGATCGACCAAGGCTTCCATTGGCTCGCGCATCCACGGTGAGTTGGCCGAGCGGAAGCGGCCGGGGATCGGAGAGTAGGGGATCGAGGTGATGTGCTCCTCGCACCATGCCCACGGGGGACGACGGTCGGGCGGACGCCAGGCATCGCACCAGATTCGTTCCAATCTTCTCCGGGCGGGCTCGACGGTCTTCATTCGCCCTGATGGAGGATCGTCAACACCTCGTCGATGGCTCGACGGGCTTCCTCCTGGATGCCGGTGGCGTCGAGGCCCGATAGGATCGGCGGCAGTTCCTGCTCGAACTTCTTGCGGAGCATAGACGTTGCCTGCGCCACGAGTTCGGTCCAGGTCTGCCGCACCTCCTCGACCGCCACGTAGTCGCCGCGTCGGATTCCGAGTCGCAGTTCCCGCTCTTCCACCTCGGCCAGCAACTTGCGCGCCTTGAGCGAGGATTCGATGTCTCCGATGGAATCGACCACCCCGCCTTTCAGATCGTGGCGGCGCATAAACTCACGCCATGCGGGCACGTCGTGGAGTCCGTTGGCGGCGGGCTTCGGCGCGTCCTTGCGCTTCTTCCAGGTGTTGATCGACTGGCGGGTGACGCCCAGGATGGCGGCGAGCTCGACGTAAGACGCGGCGGTTGCCGGCGCGGCGCCACTCCCGGTGGCCAGCGTTTGCAGCATCGCCCGCTCGGCCCGGGTCAGCTTACCACCCTTCTGGACACGGCCGACCAGGTTGGCAAAGTCGCGGGAAAGCAGCTTCTTGGCGATGTCGGGGGAAACGGCGTCCATTCGCCAGCGCGGGACTCGTCAACCACATCTCGACTCCGATCAATCCACGAAATGTATGTTCATCGGCAACGGTAAGTTCCAACCCTCTGGCGGAGGATGGGAGCATGGCATTTCAGCCAAATCTCCCCGAATCAGCTTCGTGACCGCGAGTAATTTGATTTCCTCCGGTGTCTCTTGTCGCAGCTCCCAGGCTAGTAGGGTTGCTTCTTTGACATCGAGGATTTCTGCAGCCTCTACCGTACTGAGATCCAAGCAATCACGCCACTTGCGTAGCAAATCGGAAAAACAAGGTGCCTCCATCGGCTTAGCGATCCACATCTGGGTTGTGAAGTCAAGTTGACGCAAGAGCGGGGGACATGGACATCCCCGTGCACTGCGCCCACACCTCCCTCGTCGATCCGAACACGCTCAAGCCGAACCCGGTCAACCCGAACCGGCACAGCGC